TACAAGCCCTACGAGTATCAAATACGCTTGATCAACACATACCATACCAATAGATTCTCTATATCACTAATGCCCCGCCAAACTGGTAAGACAATTAGCGCAGCCGGTTACTTGTTGTGGTTTGCGATGTTTGTTCCTGATAGTACTATTCTTGTTGCCGCTCACAAATATTTAGGTGCACAGGAGATCATGCAACGTATACGCTACAGTTATGAAAACTGTCCCGACTTTATACGTGCCGGTGTTACCAGTTACAACAAAGGCAGTTTGGATTTTGAAAACGGCAGTCGTATAGTAAGTCAAACAACAACAGAAAACACCGGTCGTGGTATGTCCATATCGCTCCTGTACTGTGACGAGTTTGCGTTCGTAAGAGAAACAATTGCCAGCGAGTTTTGGACTTCAATTACACCTACATTGAGTACTGGTGGTAAGTGTATTATTACTAGCACTCCCAACTCAGACGAAGACCAGTTTGCACAGATATGGCGTGCCGCCAACGATTGTTTTGACGAGTACGGTAATACAACGCCCTTGGGCAAAAACGGATTTAAAGCCTTTAGCAGCAAATGGCAGGAAACTCCCGGCAGAGACGACGCCTGGGCCAAGCAGATGCGAGCACAGTTGGGCGAAGAACGTTTTAGACGTGAAATGGAATGCGAATTCATTATTTTTGATGAGACACTAATCAATCCCTTGCACTTGGTGGAAATGGCCGGTATTGAACCGTTTGAAAAGCAAGGACAGGTGCGTTGGTATAAAAAACCCGAACGTGGATGTACCTATGTTGTGGCACTGGATCCCAGTTTGGGTACTGGTGGTGACCCCAGCGCAATACAAGTATTTGAATTACCGGGTCTAAAACAAGTGGCCGAATGGAGCCATAACAAAACTATCGTTCAACGACAAGTTGTTATAATGCAACAAATTTGTAAATACCTAGTAGAAACAGTAGATTCGAACAGTATATATTGGAGTGTGGAAAACAATACCTTGGGCGAAGCAGCCTTGGTAGTGATTGCACAAATGGGCGAAGAAAACATACCGGGAACATTTTTAAGTGAACCCAAAAGTCAAGGCGGTGGTGGCACTAGATTTAGACGCGGCTTTAATACCAGTAACAAAAGCAAACTTGCAGCCTGTGCAAAACTAAAGACCTTGGTAGAAACCAAGCGCATGAAGATTGCCAGCAAAATGTTGATAAGTGAACTCAAAACTTTTGTTGCCAAAGGGCACAGTTATGAAGCCAAACTAGGACAACATGATGATTTGGTCATGGCAGTGTTGTTGTGCATTAGAATGATACAGTTAATACAGGACTTTGATTCCATGGCCGATTCAGAATTGCGCGATAGAATTGATGAGTTTGTGGAACCAATGCCGTTTATCATGGTGGGCGGATTTTAATGAATATAATTGCAGTAGACGAAACCAATCGACTGTTTCATATCCGCAATGCGGTGCCCGAAGAATATGCGACCGAATTAGCACATCTAGATTGGAATGCAATTGCATGGCAACGCCAACCTTATCAAGAATCTTGGAAAAGACGCATGCTAGATAAAGATCATCCCAGCCTGGCCAAACTCAATCCCTTGATAGAAAAATCTATTTTTAAACTGAATCGAGCGTGTGGCGTCAAATTTATGTTTGCAAGTACCACATGGTGGTTGGATGAGCCAGATTTTACTGTGAGTATTCACACAGATGGTGGGCTTGCTGCCGCTATACAACTGTTTTGGGTCATGCCCTCAGAAGAATTTGGTACAACTTTTTATAACAGTAAAGATTCTGCAGACATACGATTTCAACCCAAGAGTGTACCGAATTCGGGATACATAATGCTAAATTTACCCGACAAAGACGGCATACAACCGCTACAATGGCACGGAATGCTGAATCCGGTGCCTGCAGACACAATTCGAGTCACCAGTTATACTAGTTTCGTGACATACGAGAATAAATAGTATTATGAGCCAAAATATAGAATCCAAAGCGTCTGAATTATTTAATAAATTGAGATCTCGCTTTCCCGCCATCCAATTAAAAGACGGCAAAGACAAATCCACAGACGAAATCGAAAATGCAAGAATATTCATATTTGATTATGTGGACAAGGCAAGAAACAATTTTGGAGCAGTTACGGCCAACATTGCTGATGAAAAAAGCCTAAAACTTTTTTACGGACACAACATCACGCATGAAATGGATCGCGAACAACGCAAAGAATGGTTTGAATTCTTGCGTGGCATGCGCAGTTTTGCCATGCGAAATCTCTTGACCTTTGACACTCGCGACATACAAAAGAGCAATTTAGAACCACGTGATTTCAAACAAATGACACGTGACAAGGATGTTTTTACATCTGACGAAATTGATAATCGAATGATGGAAAGCAGGCTATATGGAACAAAAAAGTATAGTTTCCTCGAAGCTGGCGAAACTCGCATTAGAATTCTGCACGACAGTGTTATAACTGACAGTGTTCGTGGCGAACGCTCGAGACACATTAGCAAAATATTTTTAGAAACTGCCGAAGGCGAACGTAGACTGTTGCCATTTAAAAATGTACACGCCGCCGAAGCCATGGCACATCATGTCAATCGTGGCGGTGACATCAATGACGAACGTGGACAACACATTTGCGAATTGGTACGAGAAATGTCTGCAATGAAAAAGTTTGTGAACGGTGTTAGACGTCGAGAATTTGAAGATGACGAAACAGCCGAAATGACTCGAGCCGCAGTAAATCACTATGATGAAGTAAAGCGCAAATTGAGAATGATGCGTAGCGACCGCGGATTTGACAATTATTTTGAAACTTACACTCCCGAAGATGATACCAATGATGATTTTGACTTGAACGAAATACGTGAACGTTTTGTCAAAAAAATCTACAATGATAGATTTGAAGAAGCATTGCCGTATGTGGCTCGAGCACATAAAAAATTCAAAACCCAATTAGGTGAATACGGTACTGCGCTGGATGAGTGGGCCGAAGAAGTAACTGAAAGCACTTGGGCCAAACCCGACAACCCTGACAAAATCATGGCCTTGCGCGAACTGCTAAAAACCCCAGTGCACTTGGGACGCGGTGGCGAAGATGCCAAAGCCAAAATAGAACCCATAATTGGCGATGATGATTTAATAAATGAATTGGAAGACATGGCCGGCGAAAATGGTCCCGGGCCCGATTATGATGCACGTATCCTAATTAAAAAATGGTTGTTGCAACACATGCCAAATTTACTAAAGCAAATCGATATCGGTAAAAAGAACATCGATGATGCACACACCAATTGGGCGCAACCGGTCAGCCCAAGTACTGCACTCGGACACGAATACGGTGATGCCAAAGGTGGCGGTGGCGATAATAGTTGGAACATGACCTACTAGAATTTCGAATAAAATATATCTTTTTTTGCTTGACAACATAAATACTATTGTTATATACTAGCACAGTGCTAGTTTATATCTAGGCACTTTATTAAGACCATCTTAGAACAACAGGAGAAATATTATGGCACTAACTTTAGCAGAAATTCGCGCAAAACTTCAAGCAACTGATAACCGCGGCAGCGGTAACTCACAATCCGGTGGAGACAATCAAATTTATCCACACTGGAACATCCCCGAAGGCACCACATCCCGAGTTCGTTTTTTACCAGACGGTAATACCAAGAACAGTTTCTTTTGGGCCGAGCGTGCAATGATCAAATTGCCGTTTGCGGGTGTAAAAGGACAAGCAGAAAGCAAACCACTAGTGGTACAAGTTCCTTGTGTGGAAATGTACAACGATGGCAGCGTATGTCCGATATTGGCCGAGGTTCGTCCTTGGTTCAAAGATCCCGGTTTGGAAGAAATGGGTCGCAAGTACTGGAAAAAGAAAAGTTATCTATTTCAAGGATTTGTGCGTGACAATCCACTAGCAGATGACAAAAGTCCAGAAAACTCTATTCGTAGATTTACCATTAGCCCACAGATCTTTAATATCATTAAAGCGGCTCTAATGGACCCCGAAATGGAAGAATTACCAACTGACTTTTTGCGTGGGTTGGATTTCCAAATTGTCAAAACATCAAAAGGTGGTTATGCTGACTACAGTACCAGCAAGTGGAGCCGTAAGGAATCGGCATTGACTGCAGAAGAACAGGGCGTGATTGATCAATTTGGGTTGTTTAATCTCAGCGACTTCTTGCCCAAGAAACCAGGCGAAGTTGAACTCAAGGTCATCAAAGAAATGTTTGAAGCCAGCATCAACGGTGAGCCATATGACGCAGATCGTTGGGCCAACTACTACAAGCCTTATGGTTTGAACGTAGAAGGCAAGGCAGCACCAGCGGCAGCTGTAGATGATACACCAGCTCCAGTGGCAAAAGTAGTACCTGCTCCGACCCCAGCAATCGAAGAAGATGAAGATGATGCACCAGTTGCAAGTGCTCCAGTAGCTAAACCTGCATCCAGTCAAAAGGCCGAAGACATCCTGGCCATGATTAGAAACCGTCAAAAGCAATAATGCTTGTGTCACAGGTGGGGTGACGGTTCCCCACCTCCTCACATTATGCTCTCCTATCTAGATCCCACACTGTTTCCTGATCAGTATAAAATATACGAACTGACCACAAATCAATTTGTATATCCTATATACAAGAACGCCAGTAGCACAATGAACAAAATTGCACTGCGCCATGTACCATATTACCAACATGCGGATATTAAAACTGTAGAAGTATATCTGCGTGAACCTTTTGATAGATATGTCAGCGGGGTACAAACATACTTGAATCATCGTGACGATCTTGATCGCGAGACTGCATTAAAAATGATAGAAGAATTTTTATTCTTGAACAGTCATTTTAGTTTGCAGTTTCATTGGATTGTGAATCTGGCACGACATTGTGATGCTTGGATGTATTTTAGACACATTGATGAATTGCGAGATACTACAAGTGAAGTCTGGAACACACTCAGCCGGGACCAAAACTTGTTAGATCGTTTCAGTGAAAATCGTAAACTGCATTATTATCTAATGCTGGACAAAATCATATACGAAAATTTTATAGGGCGAACAGTGAGTTTTCGGCGGGTATGTGAGTATATCGAACAAGAACATCCCTATATCCACGAAGAAATAATTCAACGAAGTCAAG